GGTTTGAACAGCACTAGCAGAAAGTGTGGCACTTGCTGTAAGTGTTGCTTCACCGCTTAAGAAAATATCTATATCACTAACAAGTAGGGTTGGTCCCCATATCTGTTGTGTGTCGTGATTCCAAGTTCCGTAGTTTGCCCAAGTCACGCCATCGTGTGCGTTGACATCCATGCTAACAACACCATCACGAATAACATCTGCGTCTGCTGTTAGTGTTCCTGAATTAGCAATTAAACTAGCACCCGGATGTATTCTTCCAGCCGCAACAACAAGGGCACCAGCACCTGATATGCTTGACGATCCTTGTTTTGTTTGAACACCAACTGCTGTTTGTGTGGCATTGGCACTTATGGTTGATGTTGAACGTTTTGTTTGAACAGCCGTTGCTGTTAGTGTTCCCGCACTTGCTTGAAGTGTGGCACTACGTTTGATTTGACTTGCTTCAAGTGAGAATGATAACGCACTTGATATTGTGGCACTACCACCATTGACTTTTTGTGGTGTGGTAGTGGTTGTGGCGGTAGATGTGAGTGTTGCTGAAGTTTGTTTTAACCTATCAGCCTGTGCAGTAACAGAAGCAGATACCGATAAGGATGCCTCGCCAAGGATCGCACCTTGAACGTATCCTATATTAACATAGGTATCGCTTACATAGCCTGTTGTCGCATAACCCTCTGCGACATATAAGTCACTAACAAACTCCGCCACGGGTTAATCCCCCCTATGACGTATTACGCCAATGATACCGTTAAATTACCAGTTGTAATTTGGAATGTATCGCCGCTGTCGATTGTTTTTGATGTATCTAGAGCACCATAGAACAATACGTTTCCTGAAGTTGAAGCATCCATTACTGCCACGTGTGTAATTGTTCCCCAGTTAGCATCACTTGCCGCTGGAAAAGTCACGTTGCCTGAATTAGATACTGAACCACCTGAAATAGTTCCAAATGTCACTGCCTGACGAGCATATGCTCCGCCTGTGCATTCATCTGTAATTGTTCCTGCTTCTAGGTTCTCTGCAGTTAAACCTGCTGAATCATCTGAATTGAATAAAGCCACATACACCGTTGCTGGTGGTGTTGTAGTTGCACTATTGTTTTTTAACCAAAAGTCCAACGTTTTGTCTTCTGTATAATTTGAAGCCGCACTCATTGTTTTGTCTCCTTATAAGGTTTGTTTTGTGTGTTAATTAACACTCGTATTTAAGCAAAATCCAAGTAATAAGTTATCTTATGCTATTTTATAAAGTTGTTGTAGGTCTTGTATAACTTGGCATTGAAACACCTGTATAATCTACACCTGTTCCAAATCCTGATAGGTATGCACCTTGTGGTATTGTGTCTGGTGTTGGGCCAATATAGGTTGTTGAACTATCATAATAATCACCATAATGTCTGTCTATTAAACTGCTTAAAGTGCTGGGAACATTAAGGCTATTATAAAAGCCATTTAAATCTTCATAGTATCCACCTATTCTGCCTGCAAATCCTTTGTCAAAGTAAAAATTTGAACCACCGGCTGTTCCTGAATAAAAAGTAAATTCTCTACCGCCTATTGTTCTTATATCTGGTGATTGTTTGTCACCACCTGTAATATAACTGCCTGATCCTACTTCTACACCATCCACATATACACTGGCATAATGATTTCTTGCAAATTGGTTGCCTGGTGCCAAATAGAAAAACATATAGTGATGCCAATCGCCTAGGTTAGCAGAATATGAGATGTTGATATTTGTATATGTGGTTGTCACGCCTGCTGTTCTATTGTTTGTGACGTGTTTCATTACCAAACCAGTTTTACCTAGTTCAGCAAAAAACTCTGGAAGTGCACCAAAACTTGTGCTTGGATTAGCACTATCAAAACACCAAACCCTGTTATTGTTACTAGAACTTTCGCTGGGTTTTGCCCAAAAGGCAATAAAGGCACTATCTAAAAAATCACCAGTGTTAGGATAAAAACCATCACTGCCACCAATAACTTCGTCATCTTGTGTGCCTGCACTTATGCCAGCCAAGTCAACAAATTGTGTAGAATCGCCACCTAGGCTTGGAAATGTGCTTGGTGCTTTACCTAGTGGAAAAGTCAGCATTATGAGAAGTCCTCTAAATGCACTCCTAATAAACTTGTGCCGTCTGAAACAAATGTAAACACATCTATTGCATTGGCTGTTGATGTAATTGTTGGTTCTACACCAAATGAAAATTTATAGGTGCTGTCAAAACTTAATGTGTATCCACCGGTGCCATTCTGTTTAACAATTAGAATGTATGTGGCACCTGCCTGTTGATTGCTTGGTGCCGCCAGTGTTGAATTAGCATCAAGTGTGATTGTTGCCGTTTGTGCTGAACCCAAATCCCATTCATATGTGTTAGCACTATCGCTGTCACTTAAAGTTTGTAAACCAAAGTATTGCTGTGCCGTAAAATTTTGTGTTTGACTTGTGGCAACAAGATTAAGTCCATCATAGGTAGTAATGATGCTGTTTACGTTGTCAATGTTGTCTTTGATGTCGGCACGAGCATTGGCAACCAAATCATTAGGATTGTCTACGTTGGTTGTGTTTGCTTGTGTTAGACTTGGAAAGTTTGGCATCTATATCTCCTTAATCTCTTGTTATTACGCTTACACTAGGAATTCCATCACCTCTGTCTGTATTCCCGTCATCACTCATTGTTATAAAATACGCGGCATCACTAGTTGCTCTAGAACCAAGTCGCACATTACTTGCCTGTTCAGATATAGTTGAGGCATCTATCCAATTGCCAATCTGTGTTGTTGCACCTGTTGAAGCGTTGACTTCTATTAGGGCAAATTTTTCTTGTCTTGGAGCACTACCACTACTATCCATGTGAACACTTATAAAATGATAATTGTTTTCTCTTGTCCAAGTGCTTCCATGTCCCGTTCTTGTGTTGTTTATACCATCACCTGCACTATCTGTAGCATCAATTGTTAGGTTTGTGGTTGAACCTTGTGTAAATGAACTACCATTCCATACTATTGCCATTATTGGTATATTTGTAGAATCATTATCAAACGCCCATACACATTGATTGCTAGCCGCATCTTCAAACTTCTTATACGCATAACAAACAAGTGTCGGTCCACCGGTTCCTAAATCTGTTGTGCTACCCGATGTGCCATCAAAGTTTACCTTGTAAACTTTCCAATTGCTACCATCAAGATAACCATATGCAAACTTTTTGGTTCCACCTTCATCGATTATAAAACCTTGTCCATTTGAAAGCGAACCTGATAAATTAGTTTTTGTAGTTGTTGATAGTGTATCTGTTGAATTTGCAAAACTTAAGAAATACAATACTCCATCATTTTCTGCAATTACAATTTCAGTTGAATCATCAGGATTTACAAAACATTGTGTAGTTGTTGGAGTCTGTGCAGATGCATTCCAAGATTTATCTGTTCCTACCGTCACTGCTTTTGTAGAAGTATTTTGTGTTAAAACGGTGTATTCGTGATCGTTAATGTTTATTGCTTTATTATATTCTGGTAAATCAATAACATTACAACGTGTGAATACCTGTCTATAAGATGCTGTCCAATCTGTTCTATCTTGATAAGTTAATGTTCCGTTTGATAATGTCCATCTATAAATCTTATAATCATAAAAACTAGAGGCATTAGTTCCACCCATTACATAGACACTACTATCATCACCAAAATTGAATAACATAAGATCTCTATGTCCGCCGTAAGCAGATGGAACCGTTGGTTGTGATATTAATGTTCCTGTAGTTGATGCCCAATCGCCCCAACTTGCTGGTGGGGTGTATGATGGCAATGTAGCACCATTGTCATCAAATATTACGGTTGTGTCAGCATCATGCTGTTCAGCGTGTAATAGCAGAAGTGTGTTGCTATCATTTTCAAATGCTGTTGTTGATGGTGTAAAACCTGCTGTGTATCTTGCTGTTTGTGATACACGCAATTCATCTATGTAAGTATTTGCTACCGCGGCATCACCATCATTGAAATTTTCAAATAGTGTAAATTCATATACACTATCATTGGTAAAAGTAGGACGACTACCTAAACTGCCATCCTGACTACCATTGATGTATATCTTAATATCACTGCCTGTTGCTACCACGGCATAATGATGCCAAGTATCGTTTGCGTAAGTGGCATTTGATCCTGTAAATGTTGAAGTTGAATTTGAACTATCTGTATAATAGAATGTGGGTTGACTGCCGTTGTTTAATCCAATGAATATTGTTCTGTATCCTTGACTGCCACTTCCCCATTGTCCTGCTAACATATCAAATCCACTATTTCCTGGTGTGCGATACCAAAATTCAATAGTCCAATCGCTGTTTAAATCAATAGCAGTTCTTAAATCATTAAGTTGAACTCTACCACCACTGGTATCAAGTTTTACACTTGAATTTCCAATTTTGCTTGATGATGTATTGATAGAAGCATTTGTGGCACTAATGCCAACTGGTGCTCTATCACCGTTGTCATCAATGAATACTGTGTCACCGTCTGTTCCATCTGCGTGAAGTAATAGTTCTGTTGTGCTGTCATTAACAAAGGCTGATGTCGGAACAGTCAATGAACTACCTGTATATCTTGATGTGTTTGAAATACGGATTTCATCCATCCAACCATCAATAAAGTAAAATGCGTTTGCTGTTGGTGGATTTGAAGTAAGATAACTTCCTATTCTAATTTGTCCGCTGGCAAATCTGTAACTGTTTGTGTTAGCCGCATTGTAAATTCTGCTACCATTAAAATAGATTTCCATTGTGCCACTTGTTCTACTAACAGCCCAATGATACCATACACCTGTTGAAATGCTTACACTACTTGATGTTGCGTCCCAAGCCGTGTTAGTTCTTCCCACCCTTATAAGGCTATTAAAGAACTGAATATATAAACTTCCTGTTTGAGCGGGTCCTACAATCAGTGCTTCATCACCACTTGGTGCTGTGTTAAATTGAATGAATCCTTCAACTGTAAAATCACCAGTTCCAAAGTCTATATCTGTTCCACCTGAATTAACAGCATTCAAAAAGTCACCAGTTCCATCTAATCTAATGCTTGAACCACCAAATTTTGATTGTGCTGTATCTATTTGGGCATCACCGTATCCAGTGACTGTTAGTGCTGTTCTCTGTTCAACCGCCGCTTCTGCCGCTGTCTTTGCTAAAAATGAAAGTCTACTTGCTCCTAATGGCATTGTCTACTCCTTATTGATAATCTGTTGATACAGATGCCCAGTATGTTGTTCCGTCATAAAAGATTGAAACAACACTGTATGACGTAAGTGTAGTATTGCCTCCCGCAAATTTATAAGCACCTGTTCCTGAAGCAGTTCCACTTCCTGTTACAATAAGTGTAACAGTTTGTCCTGTTGCCGCATCACTAAATGCTGGTAAACTTAAACCTGAACTAATAGTTACTGTTTGAACGTTGCCGTTTGAAACTGTAATAGTTGGTGAATCTGTTGAACCCAATGCGTAAACCGTTTCAGCATAGTCTTCCAATACAGGGTTTTGAATTTCATTGCCTTGACAATCTAGATTGCCACCAAGTTGTGGAGTAGTGTCTTCAACTACGTTTGCGATACCTCCGGATACAGAGTTTGTAATTTCAATTGCTCCGGCACTATCTGTGTTTAGTGTAATACCTGTTCCAGCAACAAATTGAATTGTGTCTGTTGAAGCATCTGAACCAGCAAGATTAAAGTTTACATTGCTACCATCCGCTTGAGCATTGATTGTATAAGTTGTATCTGTATCTGTGTCAGCAACCGTGTTAACAATTTCAATAGCACCAGCACTATCAACGTTTAACGTGATACCCGTTCCTGCTACTAATTGAACGGTATCAGTAGAAGCATCACTGCCTGCTAGATTGATATTGGCATTTGCTCCATCAACTGCCGCACCAATTGTGTAGGTTGTGTTTAAATCTGTTCCGTTGATAACAACATTGGCATTACCCGCACTATCTTCAGTTACGCTTGTTGTAATGTTTGTGCCGCCTGATAGTGTTAGCACACCGTTTGAAAGTGCTTCACCTACGTTTACACTTCCTGAATCAGCATCTATTTGAATTGCTTGAATTTTGTTTTGTAATATATCGATAAAGTTATTATCGAGTTCACTAAATGTAAGACTATCACCTTTGGTAGTAGCCCCTGTTGCACTTTCTTGTCTTAAAGTAATAGCCATGTGTTAATCTCCTGGTTTTATTTGCCCCAACAATATTTAGCACTAGTGCGAAATATGTGTGACATTTGTGCTTATATCTGGCAAAACTACTTCAACGGGTGTGTGTATAATAAACTGGGTGTTTTTGTTGGCGTCAAATATGTTTTGCCAATGTGGTATCCATTGCTGATTTAGATTAGGGCGTTTACCACGTGGAACTAGGTTGTCCATTTGGCTGGTATAGTCATTGGTCCATATGCTGTCAAAGCCCCACATATGAACTTCGTCCGTCATAGGTGCGTGATATTCAACGGCATGATGTCCAGCACTATATCTGCTCTTTATTTCAAACACATCAAACCAATGTCCTTGTCTGTTGCGTTTAATTGCGTGTTGTTTTACCTTGTTGGTTGTTAGCACGGGCACACTTGGATTCCAACCATTGTCATTCATCCAGTTTACAACAATCAAATCTATGATTGCTATGCTGTTATAGGGAATATTGTGCTGTGGTATGTTACAAACACACCTGTATTCATTTTCTATATCAAATAGGCTGTTTGAAGCACCGTTGCCAATAACGTGAACCCTTGGGCGTGTTGTGCCGTTGGGAAATGCTGTGTAATGGCTGTCGTCCATTAACTCCTCCACAAACGCAAGTCTTTGTATTCAATCGAGTGTCCCATAAACAACAATGCTATGTATAATATGGGCCAACCCCAACCAGTGATGTGTCCTGTTAGGTGTAGGATCATAAGTGCTAGTCCTGTAACACTTGTTGTTGGTAATAGATATCTATCACTTCTCTCTGGTAATTTCATCGTTCAACCTCCTTAATATTTCCTGTAAGTTATCCAATCTTTTTGATTGGCTGTTTATTGCCTTAACCATCTCCTGTTGATTCTTTAGAAGATTGCCTATGTGTTGATCCGCCGCCTTGGCAAACGTAATCAACTCCAATAGTTGTTCATATGGATCCCATTCTTGTTTCATACTATTCTACTCTTATAAGGTCTATAACTGACTGGTAATGAAACAGCATCCTTTTCATTCCAACCTCTTTCTAATCTGCTGTATAGTGTGTGTCTATTGATGCCATTCTTTTTTGCTTCTTTTACCATTTGCCCACTTTTTGATTTGTTCCAACGTCGCCCTATCATTCTCTTGGCTGTTTTTTTCCAAGAGCAGTTTCCTGGAGCATAGTCACCAAACGCATCATCACGAATAATTTCAAGTTCAGGATCTTCCGCAGGACCTATGTCATCAATAAAGTTTAAAAAGCCGGCACCGCCAACTTCAAAGTAATCCCAGTCTTCATAAACAGCAACATCAACATAACCTTTCTGTGGCAGTTGGCATCTTTTGCACATTCTATACCATACTCTCCAAGTTCTTGGATATTCCTTTCGCATAAATGTATAATCACTCAACATTGTATTTCTCCAGTGTTTGCGGTGGACAGTAGTATGCGTGTTTTGTAGGATCATATTCTGTTTTAGGATAATTCAACACATATTCATAGAAGCGTTTTTTGAAATGCATACGCCTTGGAATGATAATTGTGTTGTGTGGTCCCCATGCTTCCATGTCATCAACCCTAACCATGCAGTATTGATGAACGCTTCTGCCCATGTGTTCAATTACACCGCTGTTGTTCCATACAGCATACCACGACTCCGGTGTAAATGCCCACTCATCGCGTCTATACTTTGCCTGTGCTTTGCTTCTAGCATATCTTGTGCCATAGGGTTCAGGCAAATCATAAAGCCTATGGTAAGTGCTTTTGTCTCTTTCTTTTCTCATAGTATATCCTTACCGTTTGGATGAACATTAACCCAACTCATGTTGTCAATGTCTGATCTAAAATATGTGTAAGCACATATTCTAGTAACCCAGTCATCAATTTCTTGTGCTGTGTAATAGTTCAACTCACCAGTTTCGTTAAATTGTTGCCACGGTGTTGAAACTTCACGTGCTCCATTCCAATCACTTGAGCAAACAACAGGGACACCGTGTATAACCCCTTCACTTGCGGCCGCTGAATGATTGGTTACCAATAGATCACAACCTCTATCCAACTGCATGGTTACTTGATTGGTTTGTCTTGCTTTTATGCCCACTTTGTTTCTTACTTCGTAGGTATAACCCCAACGTGATAGTGACTGCTTCATACGTTCAATCCAATCAGTGCGTGTTTCACCATAAAACTCTCTGTGATTGCGTTCTGAACTAGCACAAATAAGAGCGTGTTTCTTTTTTGTTTCTCTTGTGTCAACACAACCACCCCAAATGTCACTTATGTCTTTTGCCCACCCGTTTGATAATGTGTGCAACCGTTTGTTTACTCTATCTCTATGCGACCAATCCATAGGAGTGCCCAAGGGCATACTCCAACCACAGTATGTAATTCTGCTCCACCACTTGTTTCCTTCAGGATTTGAAGCGTTTACATATCTCAAATGTGGCATCATTGAATTGTCCCACCAAAACCAACGAAATCCTTCTGGCTCTGTGCCTGGACGAAACATGGTTTCAGGTTCACACCCAACCAGCAGGTATGTTTTGTCCTTGCTCCACGTTCTTTTTACTGTGTCAAAGGGTATTGGTGGTGTTTTTACACCGTTCACCGTTCTAATTTGGTGTGCGTGTTTGTTTAGTTCCCAGTAACCCCATCCCATTTGCTTTAAACTCCCCATTCAAATAACTCCAACGCGGGTTGCAGTGTCATGTTATGTTCTTGTGGCACAAAAAACAAGTCCATATCACCTTTTCTTGCAACACCGTTATAGTATAGTCGTGTGCCTTTGCCTTGAAATTCTCCATCCAAATGTCCATCACGTTTGCTAACAACTAGATAATCGCGTTCACGCAACCACGCAATCATTTGTTCTGCTTCATAGTTAAATTTGCGGCATTGGTTTGCGACTATTTCCAATTGCAAAACAGGACGGTTCTGCGACAGCGTTGTTTCCGCACCTTGAAGCACAAACCATTCATATCCTTCCACATCAATTTTGATAAAGTCCACATCAGCAAACTTGTATGAGTCCAATGTTTTTACTTCCACATCAACCGTAGCACGTTGAAGGTTTTTTATGTCCGCTCTTGGATTTTTGTCATAGTGTAAAACGTGGTTGTGTCCACCATTCTTTTCATGACATATAATTTTGGTTTTTGTAGGTCGTTCACCAAGTGCTGTTTCATATAAATTGGTGTTCACAACACTATTATCGCGAACGGTGTTCTTCCATAGTTCAATAGCAAGTGGTGTGGGTTCAAAACACTCCACAACATTAAAGCGTTCAGCATAGTGTATGGCATTACAAGCATTGTTTGATCCTATGTCAATGCAACGTCTAAATTCAGGTATAATAGTTTGTGCGAAATCCCAATTTAATTTTTGATATTGAGTGTGACGCAATCTTTCACTATACAAAGTGTCGCCCACTTCAACCCAGTATGTTTTTCCGTTTTTGCTGTGTATTGCTTGTGTATTCATCGGTGCCTCTTTTTGCATTATTAGTCTTATTTAACCATTGATAACAAAAGAGTTGGTAAATATGAGTGTTATAGAGCATTTTGGACAAAAAAGCGGTTGCTTTATTTTGCAATGATGCTATTATAATAATATAACAATTACTAATAATTGTTTGAAACTGAAACTGAAACAAGGAGACTAAAATGTCAAAACAAAAAACAATGTATGTTTGGAAATTAACCAGCAACAAACACGGCGGTTTAACAATGACTGCTTCAACCCAAATGCGTGAACTAGATACCATGCGTTATCATCGAGCAAAGGATGACAATATTGAATTAGCGGCATTTGTCAATTACTTGCGTAAAACATATTTGACTAAACACAAAGGTGATATTACCGTTAGTGAATACGCTTCATATGCTGAATGTATGGAGCACCTAGCACAGCAAGGTGATATCCAATTTGAAACGCAAACAATGCCAACTCAACACTAAAACAAATTGGACAAAAAAGCGGTTGCTTTATTTGTCAATGAGTGTATTATAATAATATAACGGTTGGAGCATATATAGAAGTTTGTATGATAAAAAATGCCTTGCTGTGCTACCGTGGCAAGGCATTTTAAACTGAAACTGAAACAAGGAGACTAAAATGACTATTACTTATAACAACGGCAATTATACGGTTGCCAAAATTACAACACCAATCGGTGTTATGTTTACCGCAAGAACTGATAACAGATCAATTGATGATATGTTTGAAGAAGCAAAATATCGAATTGATCAAGGAGAATTTCTTGCTGATTATTTGGATCAAATTTACAAAAACAAAGATAAATGCTCGGTAGAAAATATATATACCGGAATGGCTAAAAGTCAAGCAATTAGCCGAAAAGCACATTTTATAAGTGATTATTACCAAATGGGTTGGCCTCTATTGAACAACGTCAACCAAAGCACTTATGTTAAAAAAAATCTTCAAAACAATAAATCCTTCCTTGAAGAAATTGGGTTAAGCAAACAAGAAGCGGACGCAATTTATGAAGATATGAACAAGGAGGTGGTATAATGATTACTTCCGGAGCACTGGTATCAGCACACAGAATGAACTCAAAATACGGCGGACACGTTTACAAGTGTAAGGTGATCTGCGAAAAAGGTCGTGAACGCACACTGTGGGCAGACCCCAAAATGATGAATTGGAAGCACTGGGAACAATTGGTGGAAATGGTGCAGGATCCAATCTGCGAAGGCAAAGCCATACTGATCAGCAACCTCAAAGTGCTTAAAAAGAACGAAGAACGGCTGGACGCTGACGTATGCCCCGAATTGGCTGGTGTATGCAAAGTCACTGATTTGGACGCACCTCAAGACACACCGTGGATGGAACAATGAGAGCAAAGCGACTAGCGACAGCGGTTTTTGCGGTGATTCTGCTACAAGGGTGTTCAGCCATGACCGACTTGTTGACCGCCCCTGGCAACCTTGGCAACAGCATAACATCAGACTATAGAATTGTGGGAGACAGGATATACACCACACCAAAGTATCCTGAATGATATCAGTTTGGCGAAATTACCGATTGCTATTTTTTTAAAATAGTGTATAGTAATATTTGTAAGTTAAAAAACTTACCTCTACAGAAAGGTAGTATGTAGGGTTTAACAACAACATCGAAGGAGAAGAAAACGATGAAAATAGATGACTACATAGGCACAGCCTATAACACACCAGCACTGGGTGAAAGAGTTTCGGTGCACACACCACTCGCTGTATCACAGCGTGAGTTAAACACAACCAAGATAAAAGAATATATCATGAAACACAAGGGTCTTGATTGGAATCTTTTTGGTTATGTAACGGCAATGCGTTTTCACAACGGCAAAATTGTGCTTGTTGATGGACAACACAGGGTAGAACTGGTTAAAACGCTACTGCCTGATGTTCTAGAGGTTCCAGCACACCTAATGGATGGCACACCTGAACTAGCGGCACGTTATTTTGATGCTATGAATGGCGGATCTAGTTCAACCCTAAAAAGTGAAGAAACCTTTTGGGCAAAACTACAGGCAGGTGATGAGTTTGCTATCAGCATTGCGGACACTATACGAAAAACACGTTTTAGTGTGGGCAAGGTAAATGCCGATCCAAAACATCGTCCAGCCAAATATGCCAACATTGTAAAGGCAATTGGATTTGGTGAAACAGCGTTCTTGAGAAGTGCGGCTATCATAGATGAAGTGTTTCCCACAGGACCCGCTGACAATCTATTAAGTGGTATGGCCCGTTTGTTAAGCATAGACGAATATCATGAACTGGGCGATCCAAACAAGGCAATTGGCAGACGTTTTGTCAAATGGTTAAAGGACATCAAAAGGATTGGTGCTAGTCCTAAAAACCTTGAGTTCAAGAAGTATCGCAACGCAGGACCATGGTATGATGCTGTTGCTTATGGTTTGGCAAGACACTACTTCCAAACAGAACGCAGTTTGGGTAGAACGGTTCCAAGCATCAAACCCATAAAAGATCTATGGGACAAACCTGTAAAAGATGCTGACGACTTTGAATCATTGGTATTCTAAAACAGCACACGCGGAGGTTTCACTAGGCGGAGCCTCCGCTTTTTAGCGGTAGAAAACGGTAAGCAAAAATGGGTGAATTGAGAGATTATATTCACGCCCTAAACTATCAAGATGACCCCTGTTGGAAAGCCCCGGGCAATGAAATGCGTGAGTGGGCAGAATGGTGGGAAATCACCAAGGGCAATAGAGGACATGGTTTAGGCGATTTGAATACACCTTGTGAATTGAATACGGGGGAAGAGTGTCCAGCCTGTGGTAAGCGGTTTTGAATGGCGGATTTTTTTGTGGTGGGTATTTTGGAAAAACCGGTATACGGTCGCAAACTGATATGATACAAAGCAAGTTGCCCAACGCCCCTCTCGCCATTGTGAGGACGGCCCCCACACCCTATAAACAATTATAACACCATCCATCCACCCTGTCAACCATGGTATACCCACATTGATTCACGGTGGGCCACGCGTGGGAGAACCATAGGGGGGCATGGTGGTAATACCGATATCTACCGTGAGGCACAGCCACACCTCTCACTATAATAATATTATAACACCTTTTGCTAGGATGTCAACCGAAAGGTGTGGATAATCTTGAAATAATCAAGAAATTATTGGCAGATTGGGGTTGACTTTGGATCAGAATGAGGATATAATCCCGCCGCTAGAGTCCTACGTTAGGATATTGTTGTAAGTCTTTGATTTTAAAGAGAAATTTCGGCGGGGCCTGTCAAACATAAATCAAATCTTGCCTCTATCCTATGCCCCTATCACCGTATCTCTACCGTGCCTATAGTGTTCATATCCTTACTATATTACCGGTAAAAGTGGTTATAATCTAGTCTATTTGTTATAGTTTCTACTATTTGTCTTTGAGCGATTACTTCGTGTTCTCTACGCTATATCCTTGTGCTTTGCGTTTACTGCCTTTAAGATGATCCATATAGTCACCAAATAAGTGTGCTTGTATATGTCCTCCACTTACTTTATAGTCAACACCTATGTCTCTAAATCCTCTACGCTTTTCCTCGCTCTTTAACTGTTCATAGTGCTGTCTAACCCAATCCCATACATAACTGTCATGTGTTTCCGCTAATTCATATATACGGTTAGTATTGTATAGTTCTATCACACTTTCTATGTAATCTCTCATGCTTGGGTTGTTTAAGTTAAACCATAACACGCCGGTTTCTGAATGATAGTTAGGTCTGCCCATGTAGGTCATTATGCCTGTGTGTCTAAAGGCGTCATCAATCCACTGCTGTGTTATCGGTTGTTTGAATACTGTGTCCGCGTCTATCCACATCAGTGAATCATACTTGCCCTGTTCGTGGGGTTCATACACGTCATATACTGCTGTCCATATTGCGTATGGTTTGTGTGAGAATCTCACAGCATCCTGTTTAAAGTCTTGTGTCTTGCGCCAACTGTTCATTCTCGCAAAGTTTTCGTGTGCTGTTAGGGGTATAGTGTGTGTTGCACCGCTAGATAGTATATCTTCACTTACTAACATAGTATCCAGTTCGCCCTTGTATGTATTAAAAAAGCGATGTGCATACTGTTCTTCTAGTCGCTTGTTATATGAAGTTACTATGAGTGTGCTAGACATACCACGTGTAATCTCGTTCTTTGAGGTAGATATTTGTCCTCATAGCCCTGTGTAGTGTAGTCCACAACCTCGCACACCTGATTGAATGTGTTTAGCCACTCTGCTTCATCCAGTAGTGTAACGTGTGCGTTGCGTCCATCTGGCAGGTGTTTTCTCGCTGGATCCAAGTCTATAATGTGTGCGTGATAGCGTGTGGTCAGTGTGTTTATGTATTGTATTGCTGGGCCCACATCCTCCAGTTCTATGTGTTCAAACACATCCGTTGAATACACAAAGTCATAGGTTTTAGTTGGCTTTAGGCTGTAGGGTTGATAGCCTGGATCGTAACGGTCAACCTTAAAGTGTGTGGTGCTTTCTATGTAGTCTGCTGTGCCACCCTTGCCACATCCATAATCTAAAACTGATTCGGGGTTGAATCGCAGTAGTGTATCACGCATCCAAGGAAACTCTTTGCCCTTGCCCGAATTAGGAAATAGTGTATGCCAGTCTTCGTAGTGTTTTGCCATTGTGTGTCTTTGCGATTGAGTGTGAATGGCACCTATCCATTTAGGAATAAAAATGGCACTTTTTATGATATTTGGCGTCAGTGCCATCCACAACATTATTTAGTCAGAACTATTCCTATGTCACTAGAAACGACTATCGTTCAAACTCCAAGTGGTATTGTTATGATATGTTTGTAGATGAACTACGTTCATCTGTAAATCACTTGCGTGATTTACATTTTCTTTTAAAAGTGATTATTTCAACTTGGACTTGAAGTCATACGACGGCAAATGTAGTTTCCGCACAAAAAAAAGTGCTCACTACACTTGCCACCGTGCTCCAAATCCAAATCTTGGACTCTTGTCCCTATCTCTAGGGCAAACGATTTTCTGTATCCTTTAAGCGAGAAGTTTGGCTATGTCTAACTCGCACCCTTGCGGGCGAACGTGGCACCGTTGTTATTCTGAACAGCAGAAAACCTGTTCAGCAACGAAGGACCCTTTACCGTCATTATCTTGATCCTTTTTTTAAGGGTTCTGTCTTAAAGCCTGTATTTTGTGTCTTGCTAGTGCCTGTGAAATGATTTTTTCAAACTTAATTAGTGCCTTGTTTTTGAGTTTGTGCCTTTTGTGATAGACTTGATTCCAATACGCTCCCCAAACCGCTTGTTCTGATTTGTTTAGCATATTCCAAACAGAGTCTCTTATGTTGATTAACATGATGACATCATCTATATAAGGGTGTCCCACAAAATCAGAGTGTTTCATGCCCTTATCACGTATCCAATATCCAATTAGTTGTTCTTGTTCAACGCTTTCTCTCAATTGCTTGTCGGATAAGCCTTTGTGAACACTATATTTGAATGCTTTTTGTCTTTTGATTGGTGCTTGTTTGCTCATACGAATAGTTGTGCTAATCGTTTTGCTCCAATCATTTATAGGATCTCTTTTCATATGTGCCATACTCTTATTTAGTCTATATTGTAATTATAGGCTTAAAACTGGCAAAAGTCAAGAGATAAAAAGTGGGGATTATACCAATTAAAGGAGTTAATTTTAATTATGGAGTTCAGCCTTGCAAGGTAGAACTTTTGGTATAATCCCCGGGAATTAAACAACGATCAAACCAATGTCAGTAAGAATAATCTTTGTTCACTAATATTTACTATGCGGCGTGTTTTTTCACCGTAGAAACGGTTTTTTTACAACCTTTACAGCGTTGCACCCAAGCCACTGAATTGTTGTTGTTGTATGGTGTGTTTTTATAGCGTTGATAGTTGAATTCGTGGTGTCCACAGAACTGACAGGTTTGTATTTTGAAAAGTTGTCCATGCTCCAATTTATAGGTGCGTGGATCTAGCATTAGATACCGTGCTTCCATTACAACATCAATGCCAATGCTACAATAACTCCAATCAGTTGCACAAACACAACACCAACACCCCACTTGAACATACGTTTGATTTCATTTACATCTGCTTCCATGTGTGTTAGGTGGTTACTAACTATGATTTCCAGTTTCTGTTCAACCAATGCTAATCTTTTGTCTAGTTCTGCCATGTCGCTCATTATAGAACTTCTCCAAGTTGCACAGCACGCCAATCATTGCCGTCATACACAGCAATACAGCCAACACCTGCACTGTCATCGCCTCCATCTGAACAGTAAGCAACATCACCTGTTGCTTGGTCCGTTCTAGAGTTTAGTTGTGCCGCTGTTTGTGGTTTAAGATTGAGAATTTCTTCTAGTTTTACTTTGCCTGTGTCAGGATCAAGCGTGAGAGGATTGCTTGAACTTGAGTTGAATTCGTCTGGAAGATAGGTTGCCACAATCTTGCTTGAACTATTCAAGCCAGCAACACCATTCGCAGTATTGCGTCCGTTAATTACATTTTTTAGTTCATCCAATGCGGCTTTTAAATCGGGTCTAGCCGCCGCTGGTGAATCCGTTGAGTCATCTAAATTTGTAGTGACTATGTTTCCTACCGTTCCCCAAGTCATATTATTTCCTCTCTTATGTTATATTTAATGTCATACATCGTATTACCTATAAAAACGCTTGTATGACGCTTATTTTGCGTTTTAGACACCATTATAAGGTCCAGTTAATCTGATTGCCTCCAAGTGTAGTGTAGTGTATCCTCAAATCTGCGTTATAATTGTCCCCATATTGTGTTTGTGCTGGGAACGTCATAACACTATACATCACTTGTTGTGAAGCATTTGCTGTTCTTAAGTCAGTATTCAATAAACTGCCGCCGTATTTCCAATTAACATTAACACTTACAGCACCACTGCCTGTTCCGTCTTCTGTAGCACTAAAAAAAGTTATAAAAAACACTTCACTGCCTACTAGATTATCAACATTCAAATCAATATCTAATGTGCCTGAACTATCATTGTCATCCCAGCCTACTTCTATAAAATAATGTTTATTACCGCCTTCTAGTGTATAACTGCCACCGTTGGTTAATTGCACTTGAACAGCACTAAATCCGCCACTGCCGCCAAGTGTGCCTGCGTTGTATTCAGCACCAATTGTGTTAATGGCATCTGCCATTGTTTTTAATTCTGGTCTTGATTCTTTGATAGTATCTGAATCGCTATCAAATTTTGTAGCATCTGGTAAACTAATACTTGGCATTATGATGTCCTCACATTTCCGTCTGTAGCATCAGCCGTTAGTGCTCTTAATCCTTCAATGCGGATATCTAACGTAGCATCGACATTTGTTTGTCCGTAGGTTGTTAAATCTACAATTTTTAATTCTGGAGCCGCACCCTTACTTACCACGGTAACGTGTGGTATTGGTGTAATTCCCTGTTCTACATAAACTTCACCCGCACTATCATCACTTGACACATAGTTAGAAACAACATAAGTTGAACTTGAACTTCTTGGTTGACAAATAAGGCTGGTTATTTGACTAAAGCCTGTTGCGATGTCCAGTGTTCTTGCTCCAACGCTACCACTTAATGTTGCTGTGTTTATATCTGTAAGTGTTTCCACAGCGTATTCTTGTAGTGCGTTAAAACTCATTCTTGTTAGTTGTGCTAGTCCTGTGCCCGCACTATCTTCAGTAATTGATACTTTTAATTGAAAATAACGGGCATATACAGCAGGCACCGTGTCTCCTGGTGTCCAACTGATACTGCTAGGTGAATCTATGCTACCACCCGCACTATCTACGGTATCTCCATAGAACAGCGTCATAGTAATGTTTCCTAGTGGTTGATATTCAACGTTGGTTGTTACATTAAAATAATTCTTTTCACTTGCGTCATACACATTGCTGGTAAACTCTAAAGGTAGACTAGGTGTGTAACGCCAACTGGTATAACTGCTCCAATTGCCTGTTAGATCCGCCCATGTTGTCGTGCTACGAGGTAGGTATACAGCACGTTCTCTATCGTAATATCCATTACCTGCCATATTAACCTCCTAAATCCACACTAGCACTAAACCCAGCAAATCCTGTTGATCCTGGAAATTGTGTTTGTATAACGTGATTCCAAAACGCTTCAAAACTTGTTCCGTATCTTACGTTGTTGTTGATATCCAAGTATCTTACTACCTGTTTACCGTTTGTGTTTATAAATTCTCTGCTTGTATTACTAGCACTTCTTTGATATTCAACTTCTGCTACTTCGGCAAAACTAGCACCATCAGGTGACTTGTCAGGTAGCACCGTTGAACTACCATTTAGGTTTCTTACAAAATCAAAACGCCAATATTCATCAGCACTAAAAATTAATCTTGAACTATTGCTCCAATCAATTGACCAATAGCCTGTGCTTTCTAAATCAAATAATTGTGCTGAAAATCTATTAGGATATACTTTTATTCCTTCTAGATATTCAAGACTTTTTGGATCACCTCTTTTGCCTCTCCAAATACGCATTGTGTCAACGGTTGAATCCGCAGGAACATTCAAATACAAACCACTAATTTTATATCCATATTTTCTTGATCCATTGTGAAATACGCTGTAAGGATATTTTGTAAGTCTAACACCGTTTATACCATTAGCATCGCCCGTGCCAAATGCCGCAAAACTTGTGCCTACACTTGTCTTATGGCATTGTCCTGGAAATCCTAAATCTGATAAACCCAAACCTTTAAATTCTCTCACGCCCGGTGGTAATGGTGGTGGCGGTGGAGGTGGTGGCTCAATAGGTGGCTGTTGAGGATCTTCTGGATCTTCTGGTAATTCTGGTGGCACCTCTGGCTCTTCTGGCGGAATAACTGGTGGAAACTCCGGCTCATCCGGTGGATCCGGAATAATAGGTTCTGGTTGTGGCTCTGGATCATCAATTGGATCATTTGCACTATCAAAACCAATACTAGGTGGTGTAGGATCTTCAGGTGGCACAATACCAATAGGTGGAACCACTGGTTGTGGTGAAATAGGATTAGGAAGAATAGGATCCGGTCTTTTAGGCGGAATTGGTATGTCTTCTTCATCAGTTGTAATAAATGGATATGTTGTAGCAATAACTTCAACACACTCCATAAGCACATTACTTGTTTGTGTAATCTGCATACCTACTACTCTAAATAACACATTGGTTAATCCTAAACGTGTATGATTAATACGAATAACATCGCCTGGTTCTATAGCAAGTAGATCGGGTGTTCCTGTAAAGTTTAATAATCTTTGACTTCTTGATTTTTCTAAAATCATTTTGGCAATGTGTCTTGCTACATACTTGTTTGTGATTGTAGGAAAACCAAATTCTCCTGATAATACTTCGTCATTATCTTCAGCAAGATATGTTGATTCAAGTGTGCTGTCTTTTTCAGGATAAACAATTTGCTGATTTGTAAATTGTAAATCAGGATCTACATAATTAACCGTAACTTGGTTGTAATAACTATTTTTTCTTTCGCCAACAAGTGCTATATCACCTACAATAAAGTTCTCGTCAACATCAAATTTAACATTTGTTACACTACTAATAATATCATAATCATTACCAGCATCTTCAATCTTAAGTTTATATCTACCCTGTATGTAAGGCATAATACCTCTACATCCTGATAGCAGTTGTTTGGTATTATCTAATAATTTGTTGCCAGTGGCAATAACAGCATTAGTAGTCATAACTTTGCCTTTTGCACCAGTATAGTATGTAACCTGTTGATCTAATTTGTTATGTGCTATATAAAAACTTTCGCCGTCTATTTCTGAAATAGGTAATCCAGCACCATACCTTTCGTTTGTAAGATAATCTAACAAACAATCTGCTGGATTATAACTTAAAGTTTTAGTAGCACTTGAAAAATTTGTAATATCTGTTGAACCGTTGTGATTAGCACCAATGTCATAAACTTTTTGTCCTAGTATATCACATTGTATTCTAGGAATACCTCCACTAAATGGATTGTTGTCTTGATCTTCTTGTGTTTCAATTTTTTTCCATTCATAACGTGCGGCAAGATAACAAATGCCTTTCAAACGTCTGCGTTTTTTGCTCCATTCGTTAGATTCATTCAACAAATTACTTTGTGCTTGTGTTTCAGTTCCTCTAAAAAATTGAAACTTTGCTCTGCCTGAATATCTACCTGCGTTTACGGTAACAACGGTTTCATTTGGAAACTTATCGCTATTGGTAAACAAACTTCTAGGTAATTCATTGTCATCAATGAATAATCTTTTTAATCCAGTAACTTCTCCATGCGATAGTGCGTAACACACATATAGGTATTTGTTTGAATCGCCCTGTGTATCAACAAAAACAATATTGCCGCCCAAACGTCTATAACCATAAACCACAGGTAATGGATTTGTTGTGCCTGATTTTGTAATTGTAACACCTTGGGCATATTGAGCACTTTGCTCTCCAATGTTTGGATCCGGAATATCAAATAATGCTGTAAATGGAGATACAACAAAATCAATTACATCACCAACAAAGTCAATAATGCCTTCTACAACATTTTTAACCGTTTTGACAACGCTTTTACCAACGTCTTTAATTGCGTCCCATGCATCACTAAACCAACCCATTATGCTTTACCCCATTTGATATCACTTACGCTTTCGTGACTGAATTCAAAACCATATTCATTAGGATCAATCTTTTTAAGACTGCCTTGGTTGGTTCTAATACCTTTTGTTTTTTCAAAGTCAGCAAAATTACTTTTGACAGCCAATGTTATAATGCTTTCACCCTCACCATCTCTATGTTGATAACTGCTTACTTTGCCTTTGAATAGTAGCAATGGAACATCAACCAATCCGTAAGTATCTTCATCTAAAAATACCCTGTAGAAACTTACGCTTTGATTAACAATACCTGGCTTCATTACAGCATTTCTTATGTTTGGTTCTAGTCCACTTAATGTAATATTACATCCTGTAATAGCAAGTGTGCCCGATTCTTTGCTTTCGCCAACACCTAACAATACACCATCACTGGTATATGTATTAGCACCTGTATCTGGTGCTGTGTCTGTGTCATAACTTATTGAAAACGGTGATTCGGTAAGATATAGTGCATTCTTACCTAGATAAGTTGATGGTAATCCGACCTCAATCAAATGAGCACTTACTATTGCCCTTCCGGCAAATGCTACTGATAGAGGAGTGCTAATTCTTGCCATTATATCTCCTCTAGAAAGTCTATTTCATATCTATAATATTGTTCTGTGCCTACGGTAATCTCTTGAACGTCTCTAGCAAGAGTCATTCTAAAAGGAACAGCGTCATAGGTTATTGTATTACCTGAACTGATACCTTGAACCAATCCTGGCGTAATTTTCATATATTGTGAACCAGCACTATCTTCTGTTAGTGTTTCTTGCACCATATAAACTTTTGAGTGATTTGAAAAACGTATCATATCACCTACCTTAACAATTTCATCACCGTCACTGGTTGTTGCTGTAACAGGAACTTCTGTGCTACCACCTACGGTATCACTAGCAACGGTTATTGTGTGTGTTTTGCTCTCCATGCTTGAATATGATACTTCAGGAAATACTACATCAAAACTATTAAGGCTACCTCTTGCTTGTGTAATAAAAGCAAAGATAGGTCTAAATTCTGTTGTTGTCATTGGAGGAAATGTTGCTGTTGCTCCCCAAACGGTTGTGCCTGTAGCACTTCTAATACGTCTACCACTTAAACTTGTTGTGCCTGTTGTTGTAGTGTTAATATCCAATCTCACATTTTGAAATCCTGGAGATGAAGGAAAATTGCCAATATAAGCCATTATGTTGTCACTCCTGCTCTGCCTCTCTCATTCATAGCAGTATTGATTAAGTTTACTATTAAGCCACGTCTTGATGTAATGAGATCATCAAAACCTCTTGTGTCATTTGCTTGAATGTTAAATGTCACATTCACATCTCTTTCACCACCCATAGGTGTAATCATACCAGCATTGGCTCCCATTGTGAGGTATTCTGGACCGCGTTCTCCAACAAGGTATGTTTGGTTTGGACCCACCGGACCACCTTTTTCTCTTGGTCCTGTGTATTGTTGATTTTTGATAGCACTAATTTGAACAGCACCTTGTGCCGCAACCAAAGCCGCCGCTCCAATGTTAAACGGAAACGGTAATGCCAATGCCGCCGAAATACCACGTGCTACGTTTACAATGGCTTCAGCAATAGCAACCGCTTTGGCAAGTTTAAATGCTTTTTCGTTTGTTTGTCCAAGTGTTCCTAGTAGTTCTTTACCAATAGATCCTAACAATTGAACACGCTGTTTACCACTTAATGCTTCAATATCTTCTACTTTTGCTGTTCCTGATTTAATTAAATCAAGTGTATCACTAACTTCACGTTTGCGTTTGTCAGCAGTTGCTCTATCATAGTCTGCTTGTAATTTTGCTCTTGCTTTGTAGTATTGTTCATCAATTATGATACCACGTCTTCTAGCATCTTCAAGAACTTCTAATTCTTTGTCAAGGGCAGTTTTGCCTGGGTCGAAATCTTTTAGGATGCCACCAGTTTTGCCTGCTATGCCACCTAATGCTTGTTCAATTTGTTCTCTTTCTTTTAACAAGATATTAGCACGAACTAGGTCAGCAATTTCTTGTTTTTTCAGTGCTCTTGCTTCTTCGCTTACCTTAACACCAGCAAGTAATTCATCTACTTTTAATTTTTCTAATTCTAATGCTACTTTTTGATCGGTTGTTAATCCAATAATACTATCTTTTTGTTGTTGTATTTTCTTAACAACATCGCCCATAGCATTATCTAATTTTTGAGCATCTGTCAATTGAACATTAGATGCCGCAACCGTGTCTTCAATTTCTTTTCTTAATTTTTTCTGTTGTTCAATTGTCAAACCAACCTTTTCAAAGAATTGTGTTGTTAGCATTTCTAGGCGGCCCATTTCATTGCCTGAACCTTCAATGCTTCCTGTTATTTCATTGAATTTTGATTTAACACCTTCACTAAATTTTTCTGGACTTTCACCTGCGAATGTAAATTTGAAATCAACAGGATCCCCACCAAAGAATTCCTTAATACCGCTCCACCAACTAACAAGTGTGTTACCAAGATCCTGAACTTTACCAGCAAGCCATCCTATTCCCCAAAGTATTTCATCAAATAGTGCGGCAAATAAAACCGTTATTATTTTCCATTTGAAACCTAACAAGAAGAAACCAATAACACCAAAGTCTCTAATCATAGGTGGTAATGCCATAACAAAATTAAGTAGATTGTTGATACCTGTTGCTACAAGATTGAATACTGGTGTTAACAAATCTCCCATTCTTGCCAATCCAAGGGCAAATCCTTGAACCACTTCAATAATTTTTTGTCCAGCCATTTCAGCAAACTTTTCAATACTACCAAATTGTTCTGTTAGTATTTCATCAAGTGTGCCAAGTATACCTTTAGCAAAGTCTAATAATCCACCTTGATTGCCAAGTGCTAGTGTAAATTTAAAGATTTTATCTTGAACCATTGACAAGACACCTTCATAGGTATTTGCCAATGCCAGTGTAGCATTTTCAAATCTACCACCTGGTCCAAACACTTCTTCAAAACGTTTTGCTGTTTCATCCGCTGTGACTTTGGCTCCTGCTTGGAACCCTAATAATGCTAAAATACCTCGCTCTCTAAATATTTCAGCCGCCGCGGCACCACCACTAAATGCTCTTTGAATCTGTTCAGATGCTGTTCTAAAATCTAAACCTGATACTGCGGCAACATTACCCACAATCTGCATATTTTTAGCAAGTTCTTCAGCATTGTCTGATATAACTGCTAAACTTCCCGCACCCTGTTGGATTTGTTCTAGAGTGAATGGAACTTTACCAGCATAGTCTAGCATTTCTTGGAATGCTTTGTTACCCTCTTCTACGCTACCAAATAAGAATTGAAAACGCACACCCAGTTGTTCTACTTGGCTGGCTGTTTGAAGTATTTTCTTAACTCCAAAAGCGGCACCTATAGCACTACCCACTGCGGCAATTTTACCCGTGAGTCCTCCAAAGCCTGTATTCAAGCCTTGGACACTTTTGTTTATACGACCGAGATTTTTATTGATAATGCCAAGTTTGGCACTAACTTTATCTACGGCCCTTATTTCTACTATTTGCGTTGCCGGCACGTTTCATTGTCTCCTGTTCCATTTTGAACCAAGCGGCCCAAATGTTTATTTCTAGGACACTAAACTGCATTACTTCTGCTATACTTTTCCCCAACTCTTTGGCAATACGCACAATTAGTTGGAGTTCAGTGTCCTCTTTTAGTTTTTTTCGACAGCCTCGTATTCGGTTGTAGTGCTATTCAACACCGTGGCTATTCTCATTAAAACTTGAGGATCTACTTCGTGCATCAGCGTGTTCTTGTCAAACTTGTTAAACAATGGTTTACCTTCTGGATCCAATGCTTTAGCAATAATTGACTCTACTAGTGCTTCAACCGTTTTACCCGCTTGTTGTAGTTCAATAATTTTTGATTCTACAGCAAAAGGATGTGCCTCTTTGTAAAAAACATCTGTCTTCCATTCTGGGACAGGTAGTTTTTTAAGTTCTCCTGATAGTTTGCCTTTAAAGTGTGTTTTAGCATTATCTAATACTATGCTCATATTTTATATCTCCTTTGTGATATCTCCCTAACGGTAGGTCCTAAAATACCGTTTGGTGCTTGTTTTGAGTGACCATTTTCTAAAGGGATAATGTAGGACACACGGTTGACAATCCTCTTCTCTCTGAAGGTGGATTCGAGACGCCAACCGCGTCTTGCTTGTCCCTTGTCGATAGGAGTTCTGCGAACTGCTACCGTTTTTATATCTTCTGCCACTCTTGTGAAGAAAGCCTCTTTTTCTCTTTCAAGTTGCCTCTGCACATCTTTAGTGCCTCGAACACTAATTTTTAACATTAGTTCAACCTTAAGTTGTTGATGCTGATAGAGCACCAGTGCCTTGGAAATTAACCGTAGCAGATACTAAATCGTCATACGATGCTGTTCTTGATACTGAAGTAACAATTACAGATCCTGTAAATTTTTCTCCGCCTGTTGTTGAAGGCCAAAATTCCACACTCAAAGCACCATCTTGATCTGGGTTGAAAGCATTTGATGATCCTGTATGTCCATCATCATATACCACTTCCATAGATCCAGTGAATGAATGTAACCCTGGTTTATAAGTTCTCGCCGCGTCGCCCATTACGGTGTCTTCAATAACATCTTTAGTATGTTCTACCGTCCAAGAGCGAACTTCAGCAACGGTTACCGTCCCTGCTGAATCTTCCGCAGTGATTTCTACCTTACCGTTTTCTCCTGTGTATGTCGCCATTTTTAGTTCTCCTCTTTAGCGTTGTCGGAATCTAAATCTGAAAGGCGTTCACCTTCAGGTGCTGAAACAGACTCAATTGAATCTGCCCAATCTTCTCCTGAATTAGGATCCCACCATTCTTCTTCTTCATCCTCTTTAATTGAAGTCACTTGAGCGTCGGCAGTAATTTTGTTTTTCTTACCACGTTTGGCTGGTGACTTTTTTTCTGCTGTTGCTTCATCTAATGTGAAACCTACAGCAAGAAATCTTTCTACGCGATCCTCTTCAACTAACTCAAAGGATCCGTCTTTCCACATTTTTACATATTTTACACTTGGCATTATACTGCTCCTTTTGTAAATGAATATCGAACTAGAGCAATCATTACAAATTCACCAAGTGGTGGTGTTCTGTCTATGACTTCAACGGTAGTGACGTGTGTTGTTGCCGCTCTCGTTTTGTTTAGTTCTCTATCTCTGTTTGTGTTAAGTGCTTCTTCAATGCGTTCAATCAATTCATTGCGTTTTTGATCCACGCTTTGAACGAACCCTTGGCGTCCGTCGGATCGCACAAAACCTCGTATGTTAACCTCTAATTCTCCACGACGGTTTCCGCCCATTGTGTTTTCTTCACGGGTTTCGTTTCCAGTTGTGACTAGTAATGCTGGGAATTGGGTTAATGCTAATTTTTCTGTATCAAAAGGTTCGCGTGTCACGAACTTGACTTTTGGGTTTTCCATATCACCCAAAACATCAATGATGTTAGAAATTATATCTTCTCTGTTTGACATCTACTTACCTTTTTAGGCGTAGATAATGAGTAGGTTCTCTTTCGTTGTCGTCAACCGTTCCCGAAGAGTTCAAATCATATTCCACACCGTCTCTTAAAATTAAATCCATTTCGCGTTCATATTCTTTTCTATAGAATTCCATTTTACGCTCAAAGATATCTTGTTCTGGTTCAAATTTAGATAGTTTAGGATATACGTGAAAACCCAGTGCGTGATAGCAACAGGCTCTTGTCAGTTGACTTGCTGTGTATAAGTCTTCGTCCGGTTCAACGGCTCCAGTAGCAACACGTGAAATATCATACATTCCTACCGTATAAGTAGGCCACCAACGAATGCGTAAATCCCTAAACACATCATTCTGTGCTTTGGTAAGTTCTTCGTCAAAGTTGGGAATACCGAAATCTAAAATATCCGGTTCGTAGTCTTGTATGTCACTAATTGTCGCAAGTGTTATAGCCATAGGATTCTGTCCTTTTAAACTGCTTTGGGTCCTTCCCAAACCATCTTTTTGTTAACAAATGTATTTATAGTATAGAAGAGAAAAGGGCGAATTTCTCCGCCCTTTCCCGTGTTTCTAATCAGTATGTAATTAGATTACTGCTGAAGAGTCACTTACGATTGCAACACCGTATTGATCAAATAGTTCAGAAGTTCCGTAAGCCATTGAACCTACGATTTCTAATGAACGTTTTGAAGCATTACGTTCTGTTTCAATACGCATATTTCTCTTAACCATATAACCTAAAGCGTCTTGTGTCATTACACCACCAACGTAAGCACCTGCAGAATCACCAGCAATAACCGTTGATTCAAAGATGTCTACACCAGCGATTCTACCAATGAAACCATCTTTTAACGCTGTGTTACCTACATCACTTAAAGAGTGTGACATAGTAGCACCTGCGTTAGTTAATTGTTTCTTGATGTCATACGCTTGGTATGGGTGTAACACAGCAACAAAACCACCGTTTTGGTTTGCTTTGTTTGCTCTTAATGTAGCCGCCGCTTGGAAAATGTTATCAATAGTGATAGCCGCACCAGCAGAGTTGATTGAGTTAGAAAAGCCGCTGAATAGAGCCGCTAAATCTGTGTCAACTTTTTCTGCCATAGCCGCACCAATTTGACGTCCGATAGCCGCCGCAACATCTTCGTTTGCTGATTCTGCCGCTAGGTCAGTTAATTCAACCATAACACCAACTTCACTTGCTGTGATAGTTTTAGATGTTGTGTTGAATGGTGTGTTTGCCAAGTCGTCGCCGTCATTAACGCCTGCCGCACTTAATGCCGGATAAATTGGCACCTGTGCTGTTAAGCCTGGTGTTCCTGACATATCGTAATTTCTTACTACAGGACGAATTACCGTCTGCTCATTTAGTGTGTAAAGAGCGGACTGGACAATATTTGCGTATAGTTCTGATAATACGCTACTTGTTGCTTCATTTGCCATTGTTAGTCTCCTTATTTAGATAGCAATTATATACGGACTCCCTTTGCTCTCATTATTTCTTTATAACGAGCACGATGTTCGGGATTCTCCATATTAAGTTTTGTAACATCGTTATCTACCACAGATGTTTGCTTACCTACTCCTTGTCCAGTGCCTGAACCACTTGGTCCTGCTTGAACAAAATGCGGATTCGCAGTAAGGAACTCATTTACCAAACTAGATACTTTTAATGGGTTACCCCTATCATCATATCTAACCTGTCCGTTCGTGTCTACAACATCAACGCTACCTGCTTCATTTAAACGAAGTTGTCCTTTTAACAATGACACCACTTGTTGTGGGTTCACTGCCTTTTGACTACTTGCTTCATTAAGCAAAGTTCCGTCTACCTTAATAGAAGTTAGTTCACTTTCGTATTGCTGAATCTTTCCATGGAATTTTTCAGCCTGTTCCTTCAAAAGTTTTTCGAACTCACCACGCTTTTCTAATTCTTGTTGGCGTGCTGTTTCTTTTTCTTCTACCAAACTATTGTAGAGATCCAAGTCAACGTTTGAGTATTTCTTTTCAAACTTTGCCTTTTCTCTTGCTACCCTTTCCGCCACAATGCGATTTACTTCGTCTTGTGATAAAAGGTTTTCCTTACTTTCCTGTGTTGCTACCTGCTCTTTAACCGTAGGTTGAGCGTCAGTTTGCTCTGTATCATTAACCGCTGTGTTTTCTGCGTCCATATTCGTCCTCTTTCTAATTGGTTGAGTTCTACCACCTACCCTCAATAGTAGTATGTGTTTATTTAGTCAATGTAGCACGAGCCTGTGCTAAATGCTGTCTATCCTGCTGTATTAGAGCAGGAAATGGTGTTGAATTGACACCAAAATTGGGATGGCTGTGTAACCATTCCTCATCCTCACGCTCCGTGTTTAATCTCTGTTCTATCTTCTTAAGAAGCCTGGGTTTGATTGTGCCTATAAGGTTTACCCTTGCTTCTAGTTTACCCAATGGTTGGGCCATACCCTTCCATAATGTGATTTCAATCTTGTTGCGTTTCCAAGCACTATAACTCCAAGGACACACCCTCCCTATGCCCTTGAAGTATGTCTCCCAAAGTGCTTTATCGTCTACCGCCGCGTTTACCGCCGCGTTTACCACCACGCTTGCCGCCTTTTTTGTTTTTCTTCATAGCCATAAAAGTCGCTCCTTTATATTGTAAACTGAAACTTCTACGCATTCCACGTTCACCAATTACGCCTCCAATGGAAGCACTAGTAGTTATCATCTTCTATACCCTCCCAACTTGGATGTTCTTCTTGTGTTTTTTTGTTTTTCATACCTTGTAGAATTTCTTTGCGTCTACGTTTTAGCAAAGGATAAAGTGCTAACAGGTTTTTACGCGAACGCACACCTGCTGTCTTGTAACCTTTGGTTTCATAGATGTG